CCAACAAATCGAATGACTTCTCAAATTGAGAAGAAGGAATGTGTTGCGGCTAGGGAGCCAGTTGATGTGGCCGTGGGGCCGGTTGAGGTTGTTGTATCGAACCCTTGTGGTTCGGTTGTTGGTGATGTGGGACCGAATGGTCTGCGGGAGGAAAAGTTTTATGTTTGCTGCGGCGGAAAGCCGCTTGTTGCTCCATGCTTTTCTGCTTTGAAAGCAACTGTGTGTGAGCATTCAGCTATTTATATTATGGTGTTGAGTTCGTTGTTCAACCCTGGTGGGGTTGAGGAAGCTGGGGTTTCCAGCTTAGTTGATTTGGCTAAGCCTGAGAATTGGTTTTTGGCAAGTTATAAGTCTATTATGGAACATAGACCTATTGCGTTATTGATCCCGAAAGGGAATGATCAGAATCAATTGTTTTTAGCAGGTTGTTATGAGAGTTTATTGTCTTTGAATTGTGTTGTTGCTCAATGTGGGTTGTCTAACCCGGCTGCGAAGATGCAGGAATGGTTTGATGTTTCGATTCAGTATCGGAGTAAAGAAGTGAATATGGCTATGTTACATGCCATGGATCAGATAAAATTGTGTCATGAGAAGATGGTTTTGTGTGTTAAAAAGCGTGAAGAGGTTGTTTGTCGTGAGTTTGTTCAATTATTTTCAGGTAAAGGGGAGATTGTTATGGTGAAAGAGTTGGTTTTAGGACCGGCTTTTAGATTACCCAGAGTGGTTAGTGTTCATGTTGCACAAAGTGGAAAGATTTTGTCAGAGGATAAGAATTGGGCTGCTGAGCGTAATCCACATGACCCCAATATTTTTGGGGCTTGGTTTAATAAGATGTCAGATAAGATGAAGAAAGTTGTTGGAGAAGCTTTTTCGACTTGGTGGAGTTCCATTAAGTCATATTTGGAGGTTGGTCGACAGTATTTGTTATTGAAGAAAGATGAAGTTGTCAAATGTGCTATGTGGAGTATGATTAAGAGTTTGTGGAAGCAATCGTATAATTTTATTGTCGCTGCTTCTGTTGGCGCTTTGATTGGATTAGTGTGGCGTTATCGGAAAAAGATTTATAGTGTGTTGGATAATATTGTTGATATGTTTGTTTTGGCTGTCAGTGAGTTTGGTGATGTGTTGGGTGGTTTGGGTCGTTGGATCAAGAATATGTTTGGTTATATGCGCGAGGAACACGAAGGAGAGGCGGTAACATCCGTTGGAAATAGTAAGGATGTTGTTGAGGCTCAATCTGGTTTAGCAGCGGTTGCAGCAGTTGTTGGTTCAGCGGTTGGCTTTATGGCAGAAAAGAATGAGAGTTCTTTTTTGCCAACGTTTGCCAACATGAAAGCTATTGCGAAACATGTTGTACCGGCTGTTGCAGCCGCTAAGATAGTCAGTGAGGGTTTGTCTAAATTGTTTGATTGGTTGCCTATGTGTATTCAGGATACGTTGTTTTATTTGTTTGGGATCAGTGGGACTAATGTCTCACCTGGTTTGCGTGGTTTGGTTACGAGAGCTGAAGCTGTTGTTAGAGCGTATAGTACAAGGATTGATGGTTGTGATGTTATTGATGGTACGAAAGTTTTGGATATTGGTTTGGATGTAGAATTAGCGCGTGAAGTTGTTGTTGTGTACGCAGCTTTGACTGAGTGTTTGTCGAAAGATTTGGTTTTGGGTAATAGTAAAGCTGTGTCTGCCTATGTTTTGCATTTGTTGAAAACGATGGCTCCAATGGTTGATAAAGCGCAGGGTACGTTGGGTACTGGAAATACCCGACCGGAACCTGTGGGTTTGTATATATTTGGTAAGAGTGGTGTTGGTAAATCGTCTGTTGTTCAATGTTTGGCTACTGCGTGTTTTCCTAATGCGCGACCTGAGGAGTTATATTATTCGAAAAATGTCACTGAAGCGTTTAATTCACGTTATGCGCAACAGTTGTTTTATTTGATTGATGATTATGGTACAGCTACAGGACCAGGTTGTGATGTACCTTCCCAGGATATGTTGCGTTATATTAGTAGTACGGCTGCTTATATGAATATGGCAGCTTTAAATGAGAAAGGTAGACAATTTGCTAGTAAAGTTGTAGTGTTAACTACGAACAAGAAACCTAGTGGTGTTGTTGGAGGTGTGTCCAATCCGGATGCATTTCATGCTCGATTTAATCATTTTGAAGCATATGTCCCAAAAGAGTATGCTTTGGAGGATGGGAAGTTGGACACTACGAAAGTTTCTAGTTATAGTAATATGGAACATATCCGTTTTCGATACCACAGAACTTTTGTTAAGAAAGGAACTGTGGAGCAGATTGCGTTCGAGTCCACTAATGTTGATTTGTCGTTTCAGGAGTTGGCGTTGTTTGTTCGTGGGGCGGTGGCCCATTCGGAGTTGCGTTATTTTAAAAAGAAAGAGGCAGAGAATATGGTGCGAGAGGCGTGTAAAGAGATTGACACACCTTTGTCTGATTGTTTGGCTGTGTATAGGAAGTATAAAAGAGGAATGGGTTTTGAGAATGAGGTTGAAGAGAAGGTTGTTGAACCAGATATGGATGAGTTGAAAGGAGAGATCGGTAAGTATTTGGGTGAAAATCCAGATAATTACATGGGTGGTGGCAAAGTTTTTCCACCTGGAAAATTTTTGAAAGCTAGTCAATTGGGTTCGTGCACCCATCAATCAGGTGTTGAAGGAGATGAAGAGAAGAAATCTAGCACGTCTACTAGCACGTCTCGAGATGAACAGAAAGAACATGGTGGGGTGGCTGATCCAGTGGTTTTATCACCGGCTGGATCCGCGTCTGAACCTTATTTTGGAAAGATTGTTGATAGAGAAAAAGTGGTATCGGATTATAAGAAATTTATGTCTGGTTTTGTTAATAGAGTGGTGGATGAGAAGAAAGGTAAGAATACGTTGAACAGGGTAGTGAAAGAGAAAACTTGGTATTCCTCTATTCCTGGCGTTAAGGCAGATGCCAATAGAGGTTGTTTTGTTTGTAATGAGTTGGGTCATGAGAGTTATGTTTGTTCGCGTTTGTTTGTTGGTCTTGGAAAGAAAGACACAGGTCATGAGGCTGGTGTTTGTTTGTATAAGACTGATGGTCTCTTGGAGGTGGATGTAGATACCCGAGGGCAGTTTTATCGTAAGAGAAGGATTTATTATTTTATGAAACAGTGGAAGAAGTTGTGTAATATGTTTCCGAGTCAAGATCCAGGTTTCCTTAGTTGGAAGAATGGATGGGTGTACGCTGGGATGGATTTTTTGAATATAGTTTGTCCAGTTTGTTGTGTGAATCCTTCAGTTGAGGGTTCAGAGTTTTGTCTTGAGTGTATGCCTGATGAGGTTGGTAGAGCTATGGGTTATGCGTTTGTTGAGCAATGTGGCATCTGTGACCAAGAGCCGAACAGAAAGTACTGTTTGGATCATAGTTGTAGCCTTTGTGAATGTCGCCCCCTGCCGGGGAGTGGCTATTGCATAGCACACATTGAGTCTGATCCAGTGTTGTCCGTCACTGTGAAGAATGGTGTCCCTAGAGCCGAGTTGTTTGAAATGTTGGAGTTGGCAAAGAGACTTGGGGATCCAATTTTGATCAAACAGATGCAAAATCAGTTGGTGAATAATGGTAATCTGCCAAAGGAGATGGTGGCAGCGAGTCGCAATTTGCAATTGTATGCGAAATTCCCTTCTTATGTTAATATGACTTTGTCTACGGATGAATCATACACGGTGAAGGAGGTTGAGAAGTTGGTGAATGAGGCCCGTGTTGGTTATTGGATTACACCCAACTTCAGGCCTGAAGTGAAAGGTTTTGCTGCTGGTTTGAAGATGTTTTGTCGTGAAGATAGATTGTTTAGCAAGGTTTTGAAAGGAACTGCAGCTTTATTGTTGGGTTTTAGTGTGTTGAAGGGAGTTATGTCTATTTGTGATATGTTTAAGAAAGATAGAGTTGAGGTTAGTGAGAGTGTTGTTGTTGCACAATCTTGGGATCCGTCCGAGCTGGCTCGTGGTAAGTTTGTTCAGAGTACAAAAGCCGATTGGATGCGCAGAATGGAGAGACAGGAGTATCAAGCGAGAGCGCCCAATCCAGAATTTTATGAGAAGTTTGTGACACAGAGTGGTACCTTGGATGATGAATTAAAATTGCTACGGAGAAATATGGTGCATATTTTAGCGGGAGAGAGATTCGTTTGGGGTATTGGTATAGTGGGTTCATTGGTGTTGTGTCCACTGCACGTGTTTATGGATGAGGAAGGTTTGTTGAAAGATAATGTTGAGATTGTGGTTAAAGAGGCAAATATCCGGTATGCTGTCCCGTTTCGCAAAAGTAATATGACTATTATGGAGCTGGATGGAATGCACACGGATTTGTGCCTATATGATTTTGGGTTGTATATGCAGGCCAAGCGCAATATTTTGCACAAATTCCTCAGGAACGAGGAAATTGTCAAAAGCGAGTTTGCGAAAGCTTATTTTGTTGGGATGGAAAGCGAGAAGGAGATGTTTATTAGTTTGAGTAATAAGAGATATGAGTATATGTATGAAGGGAAGAATCAGCAGTTTTATTTGGCACAGACTTGGTTGTATGAGCCAAAGAATGATGGTGATTGTGGTAAGTTGATAGTAGCGAAAGGTCGTAAGAATGAGTGGAATATTCTTGGTTTCCATGTGGCTGGCCGTAAGGTCAATGGTCAAATGGTGTCGGGAATGGGTTGTGTGTTAGATGAATATGTAGTGACAGAAGCGATGAAAGAACAGAGTAGTAAGGTCATCACTCAGTCTGGTAATGAGTTGAGTAATGGTTGTGTGGTACCTGAGAAGGTTGTTCCCACCAAAAGTACGGTGATGGTTCCTGTGTGTGATTTACAATTGTTGGGTCGTTTGCAAGGTGCACATGTGATCAATGGTAGATTCCAATGGCGAGGTTTACCTTATCTGGATGAGGATTGGCATACAAAAATGTTTTATCCCGCAGTGACGAGCACGAAACATCCTTTAGTACCGGGTGTACACCCGAGTGAAATTATGAAAATAATTTGCGAGAGAGTACACCATAGTACTGAAACTAAGATGTTTCCTCCGAAGATTCTGGAGCAAGCTGCCGAGTCAGTCTTTGACAAGATTAATTCGGTAGTGCCTCTACGAGAGGTTCGACCTATGAACATGGATGAAATGGTCAATGGTAGAGGTGGAATGGCTCCACTTTCGATGAATTCGTCTGAGGGGAAATTCTACACCGATCGTAGACCTCATAACACCTGTGGAAAACGTTGGATGTTTAGTGAAGCTGATGTGGATGGGAAACGCCAAATCACCGATGATGAGCTTATCAGGAATTTAGTTATTCAAGATGAGATGATCAGACGTGGTGAGGCACCTCCATATTTGTGGAACATGATTCCAAAAGTGGAACAGAGAACGCGAGAAAAAGTCCTATTAGTGCAAACGCGTGGTGTTATCGGCAGTCCTGTTGATTACACCATGCTGTGTCGGAAGTATTTTGGGGCGTTTTTGGACCACGTTTTCTCAAACCCGTTAAAATTCGGAGTAGCTGTTGGTATGAATGTATATAGTTCGCAATGGGATGATATGATTTCGAGTATGTTGCGTGTGTCTTGTAAAGGGATGGATGGTGATTATAAGTATTGGGAGCGTTATATGAACGCACAAGTTATTGGGGTCATTTTGGATGGAGTTGAGAGATTCTATCAGAAATGGTCCAAGGGACCTGTGCCTGAGGGTGACGTTTATGCTCGTAAGACGTTGGTGTATATTATGTTACATGCCATGATCCTAGTTGGGGATTTGGTATTTTCGATGTGGTGTATGATGCCCAGTGGGGATTACAAGACAACCTTGTTTAATTCCGTGGGTAATCTTATTTTGTTTAAAATGTCCTATGTTTTGTGTGTTAGAGAAAAAATGCCTAAGTTGGCGACTATGGATCAATGTGATAAATTGTGTTTACCAGTGACGTTTGGTGACGATTTATTGGCCGCTGTATCCGAGTTGTTGACGGGAGTGTTTGGTATTTATGAGATGAGTGTTAAGTTGGCTGAGTATAAAGTCACCTTTACTGGTGGCGATAAGACGAAGCCAGATGAGAATTGTGGTTTGAAGAATTTGTTTGATTGTGAGTTTTTGAAACATACTACTCGTGCACGAAAGCATGTTGTTCCCGGGATTTTGTATTTTCCGATAGCATTGGATGAAAGTCTGATGAAAACACTCTCTTACTCTATGTCGAGTTTGGGAGTTTTGGAAGCTACTGTTGTGAATGGGAATGATGTGTTGTCGAGAGTGTGGAGTTCAGGGCGAACCCGGTTTGAGTTATGGCGAGAGAGAATTTGGAAAGTTTGGAGGAAGGTTGGGATCCAGGATGCACCTTTATCGTATCACGATGTTGAGACCCGTTGGCTTAATGGGGATATTGTTAGTTACACTATGAGTAGTTACACTAACAGTTCTTGTTATGCCTGGGTCACCAATGTGGTGAACACTGAAGAGGGTGCGTCCTGGGTTGCACAATCCGGGAAACTTCTTGAAGCTCCAATTGAACCAACATTGGTGCCTACTGAAGAGACAGCCCCGGTTTCGATTGGGGATTCTAAAGCAGACACTAGTGTCGATGGTTTTGATGAAGTTATGCCTAGTATTGGGACGCTTATTAAACGTAAGTTTCCTTTATTGACTTTGGTTCATGGTGCTGGTTCGAGAGAAGAGTACTTTGTGCCTTTGGGGGCGTGTCTTTCTGCGAATTATCAAGATGCAGATTGGGATTTTTGGGATGCGTCCATCACCAATAAAGCTATTTCGGCTGGTTTGTTGCGGTATTTTGCACAAGCGTATAGATTATATTCCGGAAATCTCCGGTTTAATGTCCTTACCAATAGTGCAGTACCAATAGTGGCAACTGTTAGCAATGAAATGATGGTTAACGCCCGTTATATCAATGCAGATGGTTATTCACTACCGACAATTAGCCAAAATGGGGCAGTGGCGTTTGGGGAGAAGACACTTGAGGTGCAAGCACCTTTTGTGTCCAGATACCCAATGCTGCGCGTCCCATGGTTTAATGGTGAAACTTTTAAGGATACAAGTTCTGGAGGGGTTTTAACTTTGACCGTGGTTGGAATGGAAGCAACTTCCGACCAGGGTTCAGTATATGTGGGGGCGGGTGATGGATTTAGGTTTTCGAATCTTTGCCGTATCCCTTCTTTGCGTGTACAAAATGAGGCTTATTCATTTAATCCTCACATCGGTGGAACTGCCGTTAATATTCCTGAATTTATTCAGTTCACAGCTGTCGCTAATGGTATTGAAGTACGCATGTCGCAAACGCTGGTGGATTCGTGGGTTCCTATTCGAGCCTCTACTCTGCCAGCAACTGGGATTGCTGATGTTACTAGTTTTGTCTTTCCCAGTTCTAATGTCGGAGACGATATTTTGAGGGTTTTGGGATATGCCATTATTGCTGGCCAACCACGGAATGTTTTAACTGGAGTGACGACCAATTTCAACGTGACAGTGGGGGCCGATGATATTTCGGTTGTCCCTTGGACATTTACTATTAGCGCAACGCCTTTAGTTACAGTTTCGGATCCAGTTGCTTCTTACGATGCAACTGGGACAGGAACTACTTATACCTTTGTTGACCAATGGGGTTTAAGTAACAAATTAGCCACAGTGTGGACAGTACATGATGAGAACAGACAACTTGTACCTTGGCGTAATTATGCTGGCATACCACAAGGATCAATCCTTGTTGCCAATAATGATTCTAAGACTGTACAGCTGCCAATGACAGCGACATATTCTACATCAGGGTACACTTTGAAGAGATTTTCTAATGGAAGAAACATTCAAGCTTACGGTTTTGGGGCGCCAACCTTACAAGCGCCACAACCTCTCGAAGAGAAGCGAACGAGGGGTGAGAAAAAATTAGATTTTGTTATGGTTCATCAATCAGGCAAAGTCCAGCTAGTTGGAGGTGTTGTAGAAAGTACAGATGGTGGAGTTGAGTCTAAGCCAAATGTATTGACAATGGGTGAGTCTGTGCCTTCCAATCTTGGTTTGGTCATGAAAGAGCAACTAGTAGAAACGTTATCCTGGGGAGTATCAACCCCGGCTGGAGAACCTTTAACCTATTATGAAGCTCCGTTTGATCTTATCAAATCGGTTGTTATGCGATCAGCGTTTTCGAGATACACTTATTGGAGAGGTGATGTTACGTTGCGAGTTCAGATGCAATCAAATTCGTTCATGAATGGTTCTATTTTAATTTCGTGGATGCCTATGTGTAATAGCGGTCAAACCTTGGCCGTTAATACCGGGAATTTACGATCACTGAGTGTGACCAAACATGCGATTATGTATGCAGGAGCTTGTTCTACTGTGGAATTGACAATTCCGTATGTACACAACAAAACGCACCTCGATTTACGAGTGCCTACTGAAGACAATGTCTTAGGGACCTTTGGAATATATGTGCAAAATGCTCTTAGAGCTGGCCCCGCTGCCACTTCTACTAGTGTTTCGCTCACTGTTTTTGCTTCTTTTAAGAATAGTGACTTTGCTGTTATTAATCCTACCACAGTTAGCATCGTGGCACAAGGAGGAATTCAAAGTAAAGTTACAAATATTAATATTGAGCATGCAGCGAGTGCCACAGTTGATGCTTCCTCGGTGGGGGATGCTTTTACAGGTGGTGCGACAACTGCTCCAATGGATTTACCTAACGTTGGTTTGAATTTCATGCCAACGAACAATAAGACTTATCCTGTTGTTTGCAATACTGCGAACATTGATTACCATACGGTACTCAACACGTCTGCCTCGACGCGACCAATAACTATGGCAGTGGACACTGGGACTTCACAAGATGAAATGGAGATCCGGTATTTAACCCAGAAGTTGAGCTTTGTAGAAAGTTTCACTTTGTCCACAACCAACTCAATGGGGGAATCGTTATATGTGGCTGATTTATGTCCTGGAGCGGAGCTATTCACAATGCCTTATGAAAGCACGTTCACACCGACTTTATTATCCTATGTTTCTTTTCCCTTTTCGTTTTGGAAGGGTTCGTTGGTGTTTAAGATTGTAGCGGTGGCTAGTCCTATACATACAGCGAGAGTGCAGATTTGTAGCCATGTTGGTTATGAAGCTGCTGGGCTGACAGTTGATGAAGCTTTCGGCCAATATACCTGCATTTTTGAAGTGCGGGGTGTGAGTGAGATCACCATAGTGTTTCCATGGCGATCTCCCACAGAATGGAAAAAAGTTAATGGGGGTTCGAATGCGGACACCACAAACTATTCCATGGGACAATTTTCAGTAAGAGTCCTAAATCCATTGCAGGCAATGGAGTCAGTATCTACAACGATCGACTTCAATGTCTATTATGCAGGTGGGTCAGACTATAAGTTGGCCTACATTGGAAACAATGGCGCGGATCTGGTTCCGGTCGGCGCCCCTATCTAAACTTGGTGACGAAACCAAGTGATCTTTTTTGTTGTAATTGTTGTAATTAATTTTGCTCCATGTAAACGGGATCAGTGTATTTAGTATGCTGTCAACTGTTCATGGTATGTTGTAATAAAAGATATTTCGTTATCTACTTGTGTGTGCGCACAACCAGTGTGTATGCATAAAAGTTACGGGACTATCAGCCCG